TGCTGCTAATCTCCTGCTCTTGCAGTTTGTGCTTGTTGGAATCCTTGATTTAATAACGTAGCTTGTAATTGAGCTCTGTCCATGTTGTTGCCTCTCATTGCTTCAGCCTGCATAATACCTTCTCTACCACCACCATAAGCACCTGATTGAATAGCTTGATCTCTTAAGCCTGTTTGCTGCATTGCTGCATTTCTATCAAATTCTGAAAGTGATGCATCCATTACTTGTTGTTGGTAAGGCGACATATAAGATTGAATTGAACCTTGACCTGTACCTGCTCCTGTACCTGTTAAACTTCCTAAACCTTGAGCTGCTGCAACAGCGCCTGTTTGTAATGCATCTTGCCCTGCAATTTGTGGTGCAAATTGTGATACATCTAGTCCTGTGTAATTTTGTAATTGTGATCCTAAACCTGCTCCTAATTTATCTAAACTAGTAAGTAGTGCGGTTCTTGATCCTGTTAACTGTGGATCGTAGAGTTGTCGTGTTTCTGTTACTTCAGCCATTATGCTCTTGCCTCTAGGTTATTCATTAATTCATACATTCGTTTTGCTCCTTGGTTTACACTTCCGCCACCCGCGGCTCTCACTGCATCTGCAGTCATTACAAATTCATTTTTACTTACTCTTGCATCCACATCATCTGCTCTTTCTGCAGATCCCATAGGAATAAATCCACCACCTCTATAATCCATTTCCATACCTTGTGGCAACACACTTCCACCCATATTGTAACCCGTAATCCCCAATTGCTGCAGTGGTAATGTGTTGTTCCTTCCATAACCCATTCCACTATAACTTTCCTGTCCCCCACCACCTAATCCTATTTGTGAATTTGCTTGTGCGAAAAGATTTTGTATGGCAGGTGCTTGCCCTAATCTAGTATTAACATTTTGTAAAGAATTTTCAGCTTGTGATACACCTTTTGTTAATTTATCTAGTCTTGGAAAAACAGGCATATTATTATTTCCTAATCCTGTTTGTTGCATTTCTGGAAGTGTCTCATATCCTGTTTGGATTCCTGTTCCTGCACCTTGACCGGAGTTTCCTAAAATACCCATTCTGCCAAGTATTCCACCTTGATTTAATTCTACTCTTCCACCCATATTATATTGAGGTTTAGTTAATATTCCTTCTTCTATGTAGCCATCATAATCACTTCTATTCATATCACCACTTCTATATAAATTATTTATATATAAATTATAATACTCTTGTTTACGATCTTCGGGTATTAAACCTTCTTCATCCGCAAATAAAGCATTTAATACGGCTTCTTGTTCATTTTGACCAGGACCTACTTCAAATTTTAATTTATTATCAAATAGATATTCTTTAGGTTTCATCTCTACAGTTTCAACTGTTTCTGCCATAGTATTAAAATCAGGTTCTTTTTCACCTTTATTAAACATACCCATAATACCTTCCATAACATCACCACCCATACCATAACCTACTCTACCGCCCTCTGAAAAAAATTGAGAAAGTATATTGTCAATTTCTTCTTGTGTATAATTATATGCACCCATAGAACTTTTAACTGCATCAATCATTGATTGATCTGCTCCAGCTTGTGATGCTGCTTGTTCTACTGCTAATAATGCTTCATCTCTATTATAATCTTTCATAGCTTTATTTGCTTGTGCATAAGCTAAATCTCCAGTTGCACCTGAAAAAGGAACTGCTCCTGCTGTTGCTAATTCTTTTAAAGATACATCCGCTGCAAAAGGATCGCTTAAAGTTTTCTGTGCTCCTCCTGCAAGATCAGCTAATTTTGCTCCACCTTTTAACATAAAGTTTTTAGTTTTATCTAATCCTGAAAGTCCTGAAGTATCATAATTAAAACCACCCATGCTTTGACCTGGCATATTTCCTCCAGCAATTTTTACTGCTTCACCTGGATTCATTGCTCCTCTCATAGTACTTGCAGCCCCAGGTGCTGTCATTGCTCCTTGCAACGCTCCTAGTCCTACAGATAAAGGATTAAAATCTCCTTCGCTACCTTCTTGTGCTAATTGTGATCCTAAATTTAAACTACCTGTTAATAAACCTCTTCTAAATAATGAAGATAAACCACTTCCTCCAGCAAAACCTGCTGGTAGCATGTAAGGTGCAAACGCTGCAGCATAAGGTAATAAAGGTTTTAATTCATTAGGTACTACTTTATCTAATACCTTTGATATTGGTTTTGTGAATTTTTTTACAAACTTTGAAAATCGTCCCATAATTTTTTATATTTTAATTGTTGATTTGCAAGTTTGCAAGACTTGTATATATGCTATTGTATACCAATTTACTAGACTTTTCACCTTTAGTCAATCTAGAATAAATTAGTATTAGTACCTAAATCAAGGCCTTCTACTACTATATGTACACTTCTAGATATGTGTTCTGCTTTAGTGGATGTACTTACATTTTGTACATCGGTCATCGCTTCAGCGTCAGAGTTATACTCTTGACCTGTCTCTAAATTCTTTAAAGTTATCTCTACTCTTGGTGTAATAACCGGGACCTTCTTACCGTCGATTGTTTCATATCTTAAACTTGCTTCTTGTTCTACAAACATTATCTATCCTCTCTACTTGTTTCTAATATTGATATAATAGCACTTATACCTGTTGTAACTGAAGATTCAAGTTTTAACACATCATTTTCTTCTAGTATTACTGGTCCTTTTGCAAGATTACAAATAGTAGGTCCTGTAATATCTGCATAAGCTATTTGATAATCAGTTGCTGTAGAAGAATCAGTAACTGTTGCCTTAACTATTTTAGTACCAGATTCATTAGTCACTTGTATATTTTGAATAATAGATCTTGAATTACTTGGAACAGTATAAACTGTCACTGAAGTAGTTACTGCCGGATCATAAAATGAATTTTTATATATATTTGCCATTAATATCCATCCTGTACTAATAATAAATCAAATGTTGCAGAAGCAGAAGAAGTAGAACTAGCTAGTCCAGTTACTTGTATATCAGTCTTTTCTCCATAAGCACCACCATCTGGAAAATTAATATAAGTTAAACCACCTCTTACTTCTAAATATTGTTTAGTTTGAAAACCTGCATCAGTAATAGTATTATCTCTAGTAATAACTTTAAAAGTCATTTCTTGATCTTTTCCACTAGATACATTTAAAGATAATAAGTATCCTGTATAACCATTAGGTACAGTATAGACTGTCATTAATGTCTGTCCATTTGCAGCGTCTATATAAGCTGCAGTATTAGTAGTAGAAGAATAAGTTGCCGTTATATTTCCTACATTATTCCCAGTAGATCCAGCCGTTTCAACACTCATTCTAAATACTCTTATGAATTCAATTCCTGTAGTTACTACTGGAGTTGTTCCTGTTAAAGTAATGGTTGTTTCTAATAAATTAAAACTAGAATCTAAACCTTGTATTCGTAAAGTTCTTGCTCCTGTTCCAGCAGCTACATCATTAGCACTGCTACTAACTACACTTAAAGTTTGAGCAGACGTTTGAAATATAATATTACTTGCTGGTTCCCAAATAGTTTCAAAAGCTCCTGATCCAATAGAACTATTGTAGCCAAATTTATTAATAATAGAATATCCTGGTACTTTCCCTTGCTGTACTGCTAAATAAAATGGAATATCACTTACTGTACTACCACCTGTAATTGGATTTATATTATTGCAACTCATTAGCAGCCAAACCTCATATTAAACCAAGAAAATCTTTCACCTTCTTCTTTTAACTGTGTTAAAAATGTAGAGTTTAATTGTTCAACTACTGTGGACAACGCTCTGTTAATTTGTCTTTGATTATCTTCCGTATATTCTTTTTTAGGTTCAGGTAATCTTACTACAATTTTTGTCATTATCTTCTTCCATCTGGTTGAAGGTCAACTTGGAATGTTCCAAATCTCCATGATTGGCCGCTACCTATATTTTCTACTTTAATATTTGCATATCTTCCTCTGGCTCTAGTATCTACTTTAGTGGTACTAGAAGTAATTACAAAAGGACTTAAGGTTGTACCTGTTGCATTATCAGCAGGATAATCAGAAACAGATATAGTTACATTGCTATCTCCTACTAAATTTTTAAAGTTAGGTAAAAATCTTCGCATAGCTAGAAATACCTCACTTTGTTGTGCTTGTAAAGAGAAGTCAAAAGATTGTACAAAAGAAGTTAAGGTAGTTGTAGTACCATCTGGGTTTACTTGATCTGTTCCTACTTCTTGTTCGAAGAATACACTTTGTCCTAAACCAGTCTCACCTATGATAACTGGAAAACTTCCAGTATTAGAACTATTATATGCAGTTGCATAAGGTTGAGGGTATACTAATGAATCAATCCAAGTTGTTCTTATAGAATTAGTATTAACTCCTGTATACCAATTACCCATAGGTACTTGAGCATTATTTTGTCCATAGTTAAATACTACATATCTATTATTAAATTCTGATCCTAGTGATGGATACCACCAAGTTACTTCCGTATGCAAGTTATTGATTCCTGCATTTACTTGTTGACCTTTAGTTGTATCAAAGTCATCATAAACATAATCTTCCACTGAACAAGGTAAAGTATTAACCGTACCATCAAAAGAAAAGAAACCATTACTAGACATCCAATAAGCCACCCCATCAATTTCAATTGCTGCATTCTTACCAATCAATCCGCAGTTCGTGCCCACCTGTTCAAAACCAAATGTAAAAGGTGCTCCCACAAATTTCATTGTGTACAAAGCATTATCGGTCCACACTAGAATATTTTCTTTAGCTTTAATAGCTCCCACAATTTTAGTACCATCTTGTAATCTAAAAGTACCGGCTGTGTTAGTTGCTAATACATCATAAACATTTATTTGTTCGTTAACTGAAAATCTAATAAACATATCATCTTGTGTAGTCGGATCGCCGATAGTTGTTTCTGTTCCAAAGTGAATTAAGTGACGTGTAGTTGGAGAAATTAAAGTATCTCTAGTTGCTGTAGGATTACTAGTAGTTACAAATCCAGATGTTGTTGTAGAAGCTCTTACTGTTAATCGCGCCGCGTCTCCTGAATTCCAAGTAAATGTTTTTCCATTAGCAATCGTTGCAACAAGTACTTCACCAAAATTACTTAAAGACCAAAGTCCCGGTTCTAGTGTTATACTAGATGCCAACACTGCTTCACCCCAAGCAACACCACCCCATGTTCCAACACCCCAACCATAACCGTAAGTTTGTGCAGCAGGACCAACAGTTTCATAAGGAGTTACTCCCACACTTCCACCGGTAGCAACTGTTGCTGTTGCGTTAGAAGATTGGTTGATGGTAAAAGTTGTAAGACTTGGAACTGTAATTACTTGAAATAGTTTATCTTCAAAATCAGCGTCTACATAACCTGTACCTACAGGTACAGTAACTGCATCTAATAAAACAATATCACCTATTGATAGTCCATGATTTGATCCTGTTGTAAAAGTACAAATAGGAGAGCCGGAAGTTGTTGAAAATGTTGCAGCTGCAAGAGTTGTTTTTAATGGAGTGACATCAAAAAATTGTCCTTCAAAATAAATAATTAGAAACTTATCTGTTCCTATAGCCACATATCTATTGCCATCGTTATCTACAAAGGCATGCATTTTTCTAGTTACCCCCACTAAAGATTCTGTGAGTAATGATTGCCAACCTCCTACTTTTTCAGGAAGTCCATATCTCCATCTTACATTATCTGAATCTACCCAACGACCTTGGGCACCAACAGATGTATCTTGTTTGTCAACTCCGGGTGCGAATTTAATTTCAGTGAGCATCTATTGCTCCTATTGATTAGTTGATTTTAATAACCAACCTTTAGTGGCGTTAGCATATATAAACGTAACACATTGGTTATTTACATTTAATGTATAATCTGCAGCTGCGCCGTTTATATTAGAACCATTTCTATCAACGGTTACATTATTAGTTGCAAAACCATTTGTAGCCGAACCATCCATAATTGTTACTTCATCGGCCACATTAGGAGTAATAGGTAAAGTAATAGTAACTGGATTTGCTTGTGTGTCTACTACAACTTGATCTCCATTAACTGCAGTATAAGATGTTATAGTTGCAGCGGTAATATTTTTAATTCCTGGTTTAATAAAAGCAAGAACTGTATCTGTTCCATCAGATCTAACAATTATATTTGCACCTTCGGGTAAAGGTACGGGAGTAGCTGATCCTGCTGTTTTAATATTTATAGTATAGTTATTGGCAGTTGTTCTATCTGTGGTATCTTCAATAATATAAGTTCTTGTTGCTGTACCACCTGATGTTGCAGTAGGTATTATTAAACTAATGTTTGCTGTCATGGTGCCAGTTAATTTTAAATATAGATTTTTACCATTAGCAGTATCTGATCCATCCGCTAAACTTAAAGTAACATCTGATCCACTAGTCATTGCAACAGCCACATAACCAGATGCTGCTTGTTGTAAAATTTGTAAATTAGTATTAGTAATTGTTCCCCACAAACCTGCTTTTTCGCCGGTTGTGATAAGTTCTAATGATAGATCGGATGAGTAGGTTGATGCCATAATTTTTTAATAAGGTTTAATTGGTGTCCAAACCATTGTTTGCTCCTGGTATTATATCGTTCCACGTAATAATTCCTGGCTCATTAGTGTTTAAAACTAAAGCACTTCCGTCAGGATTTACTAATGCGTTACCTGATATAGTAACATTTCCTGTTGCCAAGGTCAATGTGTTATTAGTTGGATTTACTGTTGCTCCAGCAGTCACTACTATAGTTCCTATCCCTAAAGATAGTTCATTTTTAAGTAAGGTATAACTAGCATTACCTGTAACAGTTAAAGTACCTAACCCTAAAGTTAGTCTATTTGGGTCCGGATCTTCAACTACAGCAGTTGCTATAATTCCTATACTACCAATAGTAATGTTTAATGTATTACCAGTAGCAGTAACTAAAACACCTGTATCAGGTCCTGAAGTAGCCCATGGTAATTCTGCAAATGATCCAAATCCTAGCATATAAATTTTTATTAAAA